CATTTCCAGCTTTTGTGAAAGGGATGTGGCTAACGTATGAAATTCTTCGTCTGTTTCTACTGGTATTGGCACAAACCTGACTCCAATTTGAGCGAGGCTATGTGCCATCCCGATACTCGTTCTTAATTCAACAGGAGATGCTTTGTGCATACAGCCCCTCGTTTATTATTTATCTCTTCAGCCAGCCGCTGTGCTTTCAGTGGATTTCGGATAACAGAAAGGCCGGGAAATACCCAGCCTCGCTTTGTAACGGAGTAGACGAAAGTGATCGTGCCTACCCGGATATTATCGTGAGGATGCTTCATTACCATTGCTCCCCATATACAAAACCAATTTCAGCCAGTGCCTCGTCCATTTTTTCGATGAACTCCGGCACCATCTCGTCAAAACTCGCCATGTACTTTTCATTCCGCTCAATCACGACATAATGCAGGCCTTCACGCTTCATGCGCGGGTCATAGTTGGCAAAGTACCAGGCATCTTTTCGTGTCACCCACATGCTGTACTGCACCTGGGCCATGTAAGCCGATTTTATGGCCTCGAAACCACCGAGCCGGAACTTCATGAAATCCCGGGAGGTAAACGGGCATTTCAGCTCAAGGCCGTTGCCGTCACTGCATAAACCATCGGGAGAGCAGGCGGTGCGCATACTTTCGTCGCGATAGATGATCGGGGATTCAGTAACATTCACGCCGGAAGTGAACTCAAAGAGGGTTCTGGCGTCGTTCTCGTACTGTTTTCCCCAGGCCAGAGCCTTAGCGTTAACTTCCGGAGCCACACCGGTGCAAACCTCAGCCAGCAGGGTGTGGAAGTAGGACATTTTCATGTCAGGCCACTTCTTTCCTGATCGGGGTTTTGCTATTACGTTGTGAATTTCTGAAGCTGTGATGACGCCGAGCCGTAATTTGTGCCACGCATCATCTCCCTGTTCGACAGCTCTCACGTCGATCCCGGTACGCTGCAGGATAATGTCCGGTGTCATGCTGCCACCTTCTGTTCAGTGGCTTTTTGTTTCAGGAATCCAAGAGCTTTTACTGCTTCGGCCTGTGTCAGTTCTGACGATGCACGAATGTCGCGGCGAAATATCTGGGAACAGAGCGGCAATAAGTCGTCATCCCATGTTTTATCCAGGGCGATCAGCAGAGTGTTAATTTCCTGCATGGTTTCATCGTTAACCGGAGTGATGTCGCGTTCCGGCTGACGTTCTGCAGTGTATGCGGTATTTTCGACAATGCGCTCGGCTTCATCCTTGTCATAGATACCAGCAAATCCGAAGGCGAGACGGGCACACTGAATCATGGCTTTATGACGTAACATCCGTTTGGGATGCGACTGCCACGGCCCCGTGATTTCTCTGCCTTCGCGGGTTTTGAATGGTTCGCGGCGGCATTCATCCATCCACTCGGTAACGCAGATCGGATGATTACGGTCCTTGCGGTAAATCCGGCATGTGCAGGATTCATTGTCCTGCTCAAAGTCCATGCCATCAAACTGCTGGTTTTCGTTGATGATGCGGGACCAGCCATCAACGCCCACCACCGGAACGATGCCGTTCTGCTTATCAGGGAAGGCGTAAATTTCTTTCGTCCACGGATTAAGGCCGTACTGGTTGGCGACGATCAACAATGCGATGAACTGCGCATCGCTGGCATCGCCTTTAAATGCCGTCTGGCGAAGAGTGGTGATCAGTTCCTGTGGGTCGACAGAATCCATGCCGACACGTTCAGCCAGCTTCCCAGCCAGCGTTGCGAGTGCTGTACTCATCCGTTTTATACCTCTGAATCAATATCAACCTGATGGTGAGCAATGGTTTCAACCATGTACCGGATGTGTTCTGCCATGCGCTCCTGAAACTCAACATCGTCATCAAACGCACGGGTAATGGCTTTTTTGCTGGCCCCGTGGCGTTGCAAATGATCGATGCATAGCGATTCAAACAGGTGCTGGGGCAGGCCTTTTTCCATGTCGTCTGCCAGTTCTGCCTCTTTCTCTTCACGGGCGATCTGCTGGTAGTAACGCGCCCAGCTCTGAGCCTCAAGACAATCCTGAATGTAATAAGCGTTCATGGCTGAACTCCTGAAAATGGCTGTGAAAATATCGCCCGCGAAATGCCAGGCTGATTAGGAAAACAGGAAAGGGGATTAGCGATTCAGGCCGTTACCGCGTCCGTCGAGAAAAACTTCCACGAGCAAATCACGGGTATAAGTGCGCTCGATGCCGCGATGCAGATAAAGCCGTCCGCGTAAATTAGCTGATGCAGTCCAGGTACCATCTTTGTGTTTGACCAGCATTCCTGGCATGACCGCACCTCGATTAACGGTCTGCGTTCCGTAATGTTGATGAACCATAAAAACTCCTGCCCGTAAGCTGGGCTGCTGAACATATAGAGACTTCTGCGCGTATTCAGGCGGTGGATGGCCGCCGGTTGTCATAACTAAGTCGCCTCGTTGAAGCGACTGAGGTATGAAGTGTTGAGTTGATTTCAGCTGGTCACACCGACGTTCACGCGTCCGCTTCACCCCTCGCACTCCCCGGAGCCTGCTGAAATTCAAGCTGCGGATCTAAGCGGTCATCGCAACGGTGAAGTTATAAATTTTGTGATACCAACATCGATGCAATAGCATGACAATAGCAATGGCTATTGGTGTGGTCAATAGCAATTAGTATTGATAATGTTTGATATACTTGTTCTGATTGATAATTAAATGAATTTTTATAAAAAAGAGTATGAAGACTTATTGGTGTGGCTGAAATTTGTACAGCTTTAATGTGCCTCGTGACAGAGGGGCATCGGGTTGTGGTGAACTCGGTAGGTTGGCAGCAAATTTAATCGAATATTGGTAGTCTGAGTTCTTATGTGTATTTTTTTAGTCAGTTGCTAAATGATACATAAATGACTTATTAGCCCCGCCATCGCTTTGTACGGGGCGTTTATTTAATTTATCTTTTCAACATTTCCATGAATCAACAAGTCGTAGGCAAGAAATAGTTTCCTATACTGGGTTTTTAAATTGTCAACGTCGCATGCCTTGAATTGAACAAACGCTTCTTTTTTAACATAATCTTCAATCTCCTCTTTGGGGATATTTTTTATGTTCTTAATGACTATAGACAATTCTTTGTACTTTTTGAACGTTGCATCCTTTATATCTTTGATGTTGGTGTAAATTTTATTTGCATTGATTTTATCTAAGGTGATTTTATTGAGCAAGTCGTCTAGTTTTCCGTGGCGTTCAATGCGTTGATTTAGTTTTAACACATATTTAGCTGGCAAACTTAACTCTTTCAAATTACATGAGGTTATAGTTTTTGAAAATGGAAGTTGTAATGAGTTTACTGAACCTAATATGAAATCTATGGCTAATTTATTAGATATTTCATTTTTATTAAATAAGTAGTCTTCAAGATAATTTATTTCTTTAACTTGTGTGAATACATACTTTTTATCGCCTAGAGCAACAACTAAATTTTTTCCTTGTTTAACACTTTCTTCAAGTCTGTCTAAGTCAGAAGGTGAAACCAATAGAGTATCTAAGTGCCCTTTTTCACCCTCATTAATGATAAGTGTTTTAATGGCTCTTTGATACCTTAAAACATCATAAGGTGAGAGCCCTTCATCAACAGCACTGATCTCATCATAGATCTGTTTATAGTTATCTGTTTTAACAGATGTATATGTAATTTGTAGCTGTTGATCGGTAATCTGTTTTGGTACTACTTCTTGTTCATTCTCTTTATATTCAATCAAAATTATTCTTTCAGCTGATTTTCGACCATCTTCTCTAGGTAGTTGTGAGGAAAAATCAGAAAGAAGTTTCTTTACATTCCTGTCAGTTAAAGAATATCCAAGAAAAACTATTGGATTTTTAATCATGTTAGATAGTATCTTGGCACTAATGAGTATAGATTTGTTGTCATATTTTTCGTAATCATCTTTATTTATGATTATTGAGTGTGGATCCTTTATATCACCATGGATTTTGTATAACTCACTCCATCCAATGGTATCTTCGAAAAAACCATTATTTCCAATATAGAGTTTTGGAGTTACATTTTGCTCTTGAAGTAAATTTTCTATGAAAGCATCATAATTTGTAGTGATGATTATCTTGGCCTTTTTTATTAATGTTTTAAATGATGCTAATTCATCAAGATTTACATCCTTTCTGATTGTGTTATTAGAAAATCTTTGGCATATGGCGTATTTAAATGGTGAAATATCTTCACTAAAAACCCTCTTGGCATCTAGTCCATTTAATTTTAATTTGCCAGTCCTAAACAATAGATTGTAATCATTTTCAATTTTACTTGCTGCCTCTGTATAAATCTTATGATCGATATCATTATCACTGTTATTTTTATGTGATTCTTTTATTGTTAAAAGATAACTATAGAAATCATTTGTGGGATTTGTTATTTTCCAATACTCGTTTAATAGCTCTTCCCACGTTGGGTAGTTCTCTAAATATCTTTTTGAAATGCCTGAGCCAATAAAGACTATTGGGTAATTTTTGAATTCAAAATTTTTTTTTGACATATCCATATACCTTAAGCTCTGCTTGAAACATCCATTCTATAAATTATGAGGATGTCAGCATGTCTCACCAAAACATCATCTGGTTATCTTGATGAAATCTGTCATTAATAATCTACCCATGTTTTCTATATGTCTGTGGCATGCTCCCAATAACTTTCCCAAATATAAATACCCGATTCATTTCGTCTTTTTCGATCGGGTCCCACGGTGAGTAGCTCTTGTTATCAGAGATAACCAGCAGCTTATCCTTCATCATTTGCAGGCGCTTTACATGGGCTGTGTCGTCGTACAGAAACGCATAGATACCATCACCGTCGAAAGATTTAACAGTGATATCAACGAACAGAAGATCACCTGGTTCGATCGTTCCTGACATGCTGTCACCGCGTACGTTAATGATGCGGATATTTTCTGCCTTCCTGCCATCGAACATGTGACGAGCATCGTCAAACGAGTACTCAACCGAGCGTAGGACTTCTACAAACTCACGGTTGATGACACCCGGCCCAGCACTGACTTCTATATCAAGAACGTCAATCTTGAAGTATTTGGAATGGTTGACAGCAGGCTTCCCTGATTGTTGACCGTCATTTCTCATCGGGCCTATGCCTGATGAGAGCCACTCTGTTCGAACACCCAATGCATTAGCTATTTCAACAATTTTTGTTGAGCCGCGTGCGTTGCCGCTTGTCAGTCTCCAGATTGTGGGTTGAGCTACGCCAGACGCCTTTGCAAGAGCGCCTTGAGACATTCCAGATTGTTCCATCGCTAGGTTTAAGCGATCAGCAAGAGTTTCTTTTTTCATAAGTTTTAATTTATACGCTTGCGTATTGATGGTCAAAACACGTTTTGCTATTGATTGGATTAATACGCATTGCTATTATCCATTCATTGTAATACCAATAGGAATTGATAATGACAAATCAAACCATTCAACTCGCAATCAGTATTACAGGTAGTCAAAAACGACTGGCAGATCTATGCGGTGTAGCCCACTGTTTGGCGTTGGCTACACGGTGGCGGAATTGATGCCCGCTATGTAATGAAAATTGTCTCAGCCACTGGTGGAAAGATTAAACCAGCAGATATTCGTCCCGACCTTGCACCATTGTTTAACGCGAGTAATTCTGCCGCCTAAACTGCGGCGTTAACTGATAAGGCAATGATTATGCAACCACTTACATACCAACAGACTAGCGGATTTAGCCCGACTGCGGTGATAAATCGTTCTCAAATAAAACAGGTGCCAGGCCACGAAAAAATCCGTGATGCCGTCCGCGCCTGGTCGGCTGTAGATAATCAGGATGTCGTTGCCACACTCATTGTGAATGAGTATCGGGAGCAGGGCGGCGGCACCATCGATTTCCCTGATGATGTCAGCCGTACACGCCAGAAGCTGTTCCGCTTCCTCGATAACAAATTCGATTCTGAAAAATACCGAAATAACGTGCGTGAACTGACCCCGGCAATTCTGGCGGTACTACCGCTGGAATATCGCGGTTACCTGGTTGAGCAGGATAGCTTCATGGCTAGGTTGGCTGAAATGGAAAAGGAACTCAGTGAGGCAAAACAGGCTGTCATTCTCAACGCACCACGCCACCAGAAACTGAAGGAAATTAGTGAAGGTATTGTGTCGATGTTTCGTGTGGACCCAGAGCTGGCTGGTCCATTGATGGCGATGGTTACTACCATGCTGGGGGCGATATGACAGGTTCAGAAATGGCGAAAGCCGGTCTGCTGGAACAGAACCGACTTTCAGGTGCAAATCGTAACACACTCATTGCGGGAGGAATTATGGCAAACACTGCTGAGATATTCAATTTTCCAGTGCCGGATGCGGCACAAAAGGAGCCGCGCGTGGCAGATCTCGATGATGGTTATACGCGCATTGCAAATGAGTTGCTGGAAGCTGTAATGCTGGCCGGATTAACACAGCACCAGCTTCTGGTCTTCCTGGCTGTCATGCGCAAAACATATGGCTTTAATAAAAAACTGGACTGGGTGAGCAACGAGCAACTTTCCGAGTTGACCGGGATATTGCCGCACAAGTGTTCTGCTGCAAAAAGTGTTCTGGTAAAGCGTGGGATTTTTATTCAGAGCGGGCGGAATATCGGCATTAATAATGTGGTCAGTGAATGGTCAACATTACCCGAATCAGGTAAGAAAAATAAAGTTTACCTGAAAGAGGTAAATTTACCTGAATCAGGTAAGAAAAGTTTACCCAAATCAGGTAAAGGCACTTACCCGAATCAGGTAAACACAAAAGACAAACTAACAAAAGACAATATAAAACCTTATTCGTCCGAGAATTCTGGCGAATCCTCTGACCTGCCAGAAAACGACCTTCCTGTGGTGAAAGCGGATGCTGCGATTCAGAGCGGCAGCAAGTGGGGGACAGCAGAAGACCTGACCGCCGCAGAGTGGATGTTTGACATGGTGAAGACCATCGCGCCATCAGCCAGAAAACCGAATTTTGCAGGGTGGGCTAACGATATCCGCCTGATGCGTGAACGTGACGGACGTAACCACCGCGACATGTGCGTGCTGTTCCGCTGGGCATGCCAGGACAACTTCTGGTCCGGTAACGTGC